TGAACCAATCTTTTTCTGGTTTGTCTGCTAGTAACATCAGTACTCTCCTGTTAAACAGAAAGCGTATCCGTTATCTTTACAGCAAGGCCAGTCCCTACAGCCAAGGTGTGAGTCTAGTCCTTGCTCCGTATCTACACACTCCAGCTGCCACATAGACTCTACGTAAGACATACCTAACCTATCTTTCATTAGATATACAGCCTCTTTCGTAGATAGTTTCTCATCTATGTACTGCTGTATTATTTCTTTTTCATCTTTTAACCACTGATCTTTACTCATCCCTCTGTCTCCTTATCCAGTGCTTCGCGGGCTAAAGGCCAGTTAATTTCAACAACCATTCGGTAACTCACCTCCGTTTGTGAACCAATCTTTTTCTGGTTTATCTGCTAGCAGCATCTCTTTTATTAGAGACATAAAATTATAATCACATGCCCATTTTAATTTTGTCTTAGCCTTGGTGGAATCTCCGCACAAAACATCTACTTCAGACGGTCTATAAAAATCAGGATTAACTACAACCACTAAATTTTTTTGAGGTTTGTTATGTGCGTCAGTGTAAAAAACATATCCCTTCTCATCAAGTCCTTCCCCTTCCCAGACAATAGACCTATTACAGGCTATCAAGAAGCAACCTTCTACCAGTTCGCGAATACTATTCTTCTTACCTGTAGCTAACACATAGTCGTCAGCCTCTGGCGCTTGTAGCATAAGCCACATACCTTTAACATAATCTTTAGCGTGTCCCCAGTCTCTGAGGCTAGAAAGATTACCTAACTCAAGTGGTTCAGAATTTTGATTCCAGTTAGCTACATACTTAGTTACTTTTCTAGTAACAAACTCTTCGCCCCTTCTAGGACTTTCATGATTAAATAGTATCCCATTACAAGCAAACATACCGTATGCTTCGCGATAATTCTTTACTGCCCAGTATGCATAATACTTTGATACGCCATACGGTGAGCGAGGATGCATAGGAGTTGTTTCATTTTGAATTGGTTCTTGTACCTTGCCAAACAATTCACTAGAAGATGCCTGATAGAACTTAGGTGTATTGGCACCCTTAATGTTGCGGCAAGCCTCTAACAGTCTCATAGAACCAAGACCGTTTATATCTCCTGTGGACACAGGTGTGTCAAAAGATACTTTGACATGGCTTTGAGCAGCCAAATTATAAACCTCATCAGGTTTAGTTTCATTAATCAGCTTGCTTAGATTAGAACTGTCTGTCATATCCCCTAAGTGTAAAGAAACTCTAGGGTTGTTAACTATGTGATCTATGTTTTTTGTATTTGGTGTAGAGCTACGCCGAAGTAAACCGTGTACATAATAGTTTTTAGATAGCAGTAACTCAGCTAGGTATGAACCATCTTGGCCGGTGATGCCTGTAATAAAAGCGTGTTTGGTCATCTATGTTCTCCTTAAAAGTGTTAGTCTCCCTCCCGCACTACTAACTCAGTTGCCGCATTTCACCCAGAGAAGCAACCCCTTATTATGATCTACTCTAGAAAGGAACTTCTTGAGCAGCCTCACCACCACCAACTACGAAGCCATCTTTAACAGGTTCAAATTCTGAACCACCTCCCACGTAGGGAACTAAGTCAACCACCTGAACAGCAAGAAGAAAAGCGGCTACGCCTTTTTTATTATTGTAGTTATAATCGAAAGTAGAAAATTTAACATTAACTAGACTACCATTTCCGATAAGCCTATCATCCCAATCGTTATTATTAGAATCTTTAACAATAGGAGCAGTTTGCTTTGTACCGTCCCGCTTGTCTACCTTACGCTTTACTTTAATAAAGTCACCTTTCTCATCGCCTTTGTTCTTAACATCAAGACCAAGACTTTCAACCAGATTTTTACCGTCTTCATCAAGACAAACATCAACTTGCCACGCAGGTTCGTAAGTTGTGTTGGGAGCAATAACACTTGCCCAGTAAGCTTTACCAGAAATAATGTAAGTATCCATAGTATATTTTCCTTTACAATTTACTAAGTCTGACTACTTAGTTTGATGGTTGAGTTTATAAAATACTGTTATGACTTTACAGTGTCAAGATATTTTTTTAGTTTTCTCACGGCAGTTTTATAACAATATAATTCATCTTGTTTAGCCACATATGTTGGTCTTTTAAGTTTGCCATCCGCTCTGCCAAACCTATCTTCAACTATAAGTTCAGTCGCAAGCATGAAGCCTTTTAATTGAAACGTATCTTCTCCTTTCTTTATCATTAAAACAAATAAATCTATACCAGAAATGTGTTTTGAATTAGAGAGTAACATTCCATTCTTATGGGTTGTGGTTTTAACATCAACACAGACACCGTCTATATTTAGATCACCATCGTCAGTCCCTTCAGCTTTTGACCTAGTGCCAAGTGTCATGAAGTCTTTTGGATACAAGTTACATAGCTTTGCAAAAGCTAGTTCAGCCTCTGCGCCTATGATGTCTATCATGTGAGTATCTGCAACAGAAGAATCAAACACACCAGCGTCTCTACTTTTTTTATTGCGGGACTTACCAATGAACGCACTGGTTCTTAGTTCAGCATGGGTTAAAGTTATTAATGCGTCTGTGACCAGTTGCGGCCTATTTTGTACTCGCTGTCCAGTGTACATTTAATACCTAACCTTTCCTGAGTTTTCCTCATAGCTAATTTGGTTAACTCTCCAAATTCTTCAGCCTGATCTTTATTAATTTCGTGTTGGTATTCGTCATGTATGGACGCAACAAGACATGCTTTCATTTCAGTGTGAGAAAGTGAATTATGTATCTCAACTAACCACTGCTTGCATATTACTGCACCAGCACCTTGTAATAAAAGATTTACTGCTGAGTGTTTGTTTCTCACCATGAGTTTTCTGCCGTCCAAGCCGATAAGATATCCTCTGTTAGAGGCAATATCTACTCTCCTTCTAAGCGTTGCCAGGGCTGGTACGTTAGACAAGAAGGTATCTATTAGTCTCTGACCATCTTGTGCCGTACCACCCACCACAGAGCCAATTTTAGCTGCCCCTGCACCATAAATAAACGCATAGATAAATGTCTTAGCTTGATCGCGTGTCTCTAACCCTGCCGCATGTTGGTTGGCAGTGTGTATGTCACCATCAACAACATCACTAGTGAACTTACTATCATCTAAATAATGTGCCAACGCACGCAATTCCAGAGAAGAAGCATCACAGCCAACAAGTACAAGACTAGGTGAATCCCCAGCAGTCCAGCATTCTCTACATTCCTTACCATACGGTGAGTAACTAGCTGGAACCTGCGCCATATTCGGAGAATGATGCGCCATTCTTCCAGAGATAGCACGTAGCGTAAGAACTTGTCCATGTACCTTTCCATCATCTTTAACAGCATCTATCCATGATTGTATCTGCGCTATCCTTTTCCGAAGCATAAGAAACTCTGCTATCTTTTTTGCTTCAGGTAAGTCCACATCTTTTAGAACACCCTCGTCAACAATAGGATGACCCTTGTCTGTAAACTTATTAGGTTGCCAACCCTTAGACAAAAGTCTCTTAACTATCTGCTGCCTAGATGACAGATTAAATTCTTGATAGTCAATGGCAGAATGAACACCAACTACAACTGCTATGTCTTCTATGTGTCTCAGACCAACCGTAGACAAGCTGCCGTCCTTTTTTATTTTAGGTTTAACTTCTCTGACCAGGACTGGTATAGGTGGAAACATTACAGTTACTTCAGACTCAAGGCTATCTGACCTGTCTTTAAGTTTAGCTACAAGACAAGTAGCCTTCTGCATATCCAAAGAAAAACCATTTCTTTCTTGTTGAGATACTAACTTCCTAACCTCATATTCTAAGTCTATACATTGTCTACGAATAGCATTCACCGCTGGCTGAAGCGCAATGTAAACTCTTTCAGTAAGTTCTACATCACGAATGCAGTAGGTTATCATCTCCTCTGTGAGACAAGAGAAGTCGTGGAAGTCTATCTTATCAAAACCTAATCTCTGTCCCCAGGATTCTAAAGAATGCCCACCATCTTTAACAGGGTCAGTCAGTTGAGAAAGGATCAGCGTGTCTTCGATACGGTCTATACCAATGTGAGTTGATGTGAGTTTATTAATAACATAGGCATCAAAAGATATGCCGTTATGCATGATAAATTTAGACACACGCTTTGCGAACAAAGGAAATGTTTCATAACACTGTTGCTCTTTCCAGACATGTATCTTACCTGACTCACGTTCTTTGGCTACGATACAAAATATTTCTGTTGCATCTAAGCCATCAGTCTCAATGTCTAAGACAACTTCCATTTCTAATCTACAAACCCCTCACCCTTTTTCCAATGATGTAGCCTATGATAAAACACAACCCACATTAATGAAAATAAAGTGTCTGATCTATATGTTCCGGTTTTTACTTTTAATTCATACATTTTTGAAATTAAACCGACTGTCCGTCAGCCACAACCTCGCTATGTGTTTCAATCCACAGCCTAGCACCACACGACAATGGTTTATCTGGTGAGTAAATAACTTTGCTTGGTCCGAGTATATCAACTTCATGGGCGTAGGTGTTAGTCTTGTATGTCTTGACTGTAATCGTTGGGTTACGTTCACCTTTCTTTTGATTTTTACGAATGACATGCATGTTCACATGAATTATTTTTTTCATAGTCACTCCACCATGTAGTTAAAGTTCCTTGTCTGAACTATCTCCTT